CTGACAACACCGGGACTCTGCCAGTAGCGCAGGAGCTACGGATTATGGGCCAAGCACGTTTTCAGCCAATGCCCAACGGCTACATCCGCGAGCTTGCAATTTTCCGCAGCCGTCGGCCTAACGCCAATCTCCAGGCGGTGACAACATGAGCCACTATTTCACGCTCAAGTTTCAGGACCTGCCCGAGCTGCTGGCCATCGCCCACCAACTGGGCCTGGTCGACACCAATGACGACAGCCTGCCTGACACCTACATCTGCTCCAGCGGCACCCTGCAGGGTCAGGCCCGGCTGATCACTAACGTTTCAGTTCCCGGCACCTTTGATGCCGACGGCAACGAGCTGACGCCCTCGACGCCAGTGCCCGGAGTGTTCATCAATCTCGTGCTGAGCCGTAGCGTCCTGCCCTCGCAGCTGCGCCCCTACCGTGTGGGCTACGGTTCGGCAGGCGAATGCTGGGCCGGCACTGAACCAGAGCCCGACGCATGGCCACCCGCCGAGAGCTGACATGGCATCAAGAGAGGAGCAGATCCTGGCGCACATCGCCACCATCCTGGACGCAACGGCCGGGATCGGCACCGTCTATCGCAGCCGGGTGGAGGCGTTCGCCAGGGATGAGGCCCCGGTGTTGATCGTCGAGCCGTCAGGGAGCCGTTGCCAGGAGGTCTCCACCTGCAAGCTGGACTGGACGCTCGACGTGGCCGTTGTCGTGCACACCCGCGGCGCTGTGCCCGACACCCTGGCCGATCCGATCCGAGTGTCGGCCCACGCCATTCTCATGGCGGACCGCACGCTCAACGGCCTAGCGACCAACATCATGCCAACGACGTCGGACCCGCAGCGCGACAAGGCCGACCTGGCCAGCCTCTGGCAGGTCAACACCTACCAGGTCCGATTCCGGACCGCTGCCGCGACGCTTGACAATGCCTAGGCGTAGACTGACCGCAGAACCTGCCGCCCGGCCTGTGCCCGACGCCCTGCCACCGCTGCCTACCGTTGGCGGCTCCTACGAGCTGCAGGGCGGCCAGTGGGTCTGCACGCAGCAGACCCTGCCCCCGGGCCAGCCCGAGCAGCAGCCGGCCTGCCCGATGCCAACCCCTGACACCGCTGAGGACTGATCCATGCCCCTCTGGCGCAACCGCCTGGCCCTCGTCAAGAGCGAGGCCACCTACGGCACCAGCAGCGCACCGGCGAACACCGACGCACTGCTGTTCACCGAACTGGATGTTGAACCGCTGGCCCTGGAACTGGTCGAGCGCGAGGCCGTTCAGGCTTACATGGGCCATCGCGCCAGCGTCGTCAGCCAGCGGTCGGTGCCGTTCAAGGCGACCGTGGAGATGGCCGGCAGCGGCACCGCCGGCACCGCCCCGCGATGGGGCCCTCTGCTCAAGGCGTCCGGCTGTAGCGAGACCGTGGCCGGCGGCAGCGTGACCTACGCCCCAGTGTCGACCGGCTTCAGCTCCTACACCGCCGACTTCTACGCCGACAACGGGAGCCAGCAGATCATCACCGGCATTCGTGGCAGTGCTCAACTAAGCCTCAGCGTCGGCGAGATCCCGACCATCGCTTTCGACCACATGGGCATTTACGGGGCACCCACGGCCCTGTCCCTGCCGACTCCCGCACACACGAACCAGGCCGCACCGCTGGCGGTCAACGCCGACAACACCGCAACCGTCAGCGTGCACGGATTCTCTGCCTGCATGACTGAGTTCAGCCTGGACCTTGGCGCGGAGATGGTGTTTGAGCAGAAGGCTGGCTGCAGCAAGCAGGTGAGACTGACCGACATCAAGCCGACCGGCTCGATCACCATCGAACTGCCGGCGTTCGCCACGAAGGACTTTCTGACAATCGCCAGCAACCAAACCACCGGCACGATCAGCTGGGTCCACGGCGGCACGGCCGGCAACATCCTGACATTCACGGCTGCCCAGTGTGCCTTTGACAGCCCGACCTTGGACGAGGGCGATACCGTGACCCACATCACCCTGCCCTTTCGGTGCCTGCCCAACAGCTCCGGCACTAGCGTCCTCTCCCTGGCCCTGACATGAGCTTCATTCTTGAGCAGTCGCCCACGTTCAAGTGGCCGATCACCATCCGCGAGGTGCAGGACGGCGGCAGGGTCCGCACCCACAGCTTCGACGCAATCTACCGCCGGCTGCCGCAGAGCCGCATGGAGGCCGTACAGCTGCAGTACCAGGCCATGAAGTCGGCCATCACCCGCAACGAGCCCCTCGACGAGATCCCGACCCGCGGCATCGCCGAGGAGATCCTGGAGGGATGGGATGGCATCACCGACCCCGAGGGCAGCCCGGTGCCCGTGACGGCCGAGACCCGGCGCCAGCTGCTGGAGGTCGCCCTGGTCGCTGACGTCTTGGTGACCACCTACTTCGAGGCCCACGAGAAGGCGCGAGCAAAAAACTGACGGGCGCCGTCGACCACCTGATGAGGTCAGGGCGGGACACGGCGCAGATGCAGGCCGACGCAGCGCGCTATGGCGTGATCCTGGAGCCCCACCACCTGGCGCCGGTAGACTGCAGGTTGTGGGCTGAGCTTTGGCCTGTGGTCTCCCTGTTCCAGCGCAGCCAGACACAATGGCGGGCCACGTCCGGCGGCGTGGTCGGCCTGGACTATGGCACGGTGCTGGGCCAGCTGGCGCAGCTGCTCGGGGTGACCGTGGATCTGCAGCTGCTGGACGACCTGCAGGTGATGGAGCTGCACGCACGTGACGCAATCAATCGGAAGGTGAGGAGCTGATGGCACAGCTGCAGGCACTGCTGAAGATCGTCGCTGACGTGGTTGGCGAGGAGAAGGTCGAGCGACTAAGCCGGAGCATTGGCCGCATGGGCGACACCGCCGGCCGCGTCTCTGGCGGCCTGAAGGGCATGCTCGGCGCCGCTGGCGGACTGAGCGGTGCCCTTGGAGCGCTGGCCCCAGCCGTCACAGGCGTCGGGCTGGCGAGCATGGCGAAGGGGGCTATCGACGCAGCCGACGACATGAACGATCTGTCACAGAAGACGGGCGTCAGCGTGGAGCAGCTCAGCCGGTTTAAGCAGGCGGCCGACGCCAGCGGAACCAGCATCGAAGGCGTCGGCAATTCAATGGTCAAGCTGAACCGCAACCTAGCGACCGGCAACGACGGTGCCGCGAATGCGCTGCGGGACCTTGGCATCAGCGCAACAGATGCCAACGGTGCGCTCAAGAGCGCAGACCAAATCATGCTCGAGGTGGCTGACAGATTCGCCGCCATGCCCGACGGCGCGCAGAAATCGGCTAGCGCCATGGCGTTGTTCGGCAAGTCCGGCGCCGACATGGTGCCGCTGCTGAACGGCGGCAGCAACGCGATCAAGGGGCTGAGCGCCACAATGACCACCGACTTCGCCCTTGGCGCCGACAAGCTAAACGACAAGATGGTCGCCGTCCAGACAAAACTTACAGAGATTGGGGTTAGCCTTGGCACGGCCCTGATGCCGGCGCTCAGCGCTGTGGCTGACGTCATCGCCGGCCTGGCGAACGGGTTTGCTGCCCTGCCAGCCCCGATGCAAAACGTGCTGGCACTGATCGCCGTGATGGCCGTGGCATGGGCCCCTGTGACCGCGGCAATCTCGTTTACCATCGCCACGCTGACCGCCCTGATGACGTTCCTTGGAACGACATTTGTGCCGGTGGTCCTGGCGCTGTTCAGTGGCCCCGCTGGCTGGACCGTTCTGGCCATCGCCGCGGTGGTCACCATGGCGATCGCGTTCCGCAAGCCGATCACTGACTTCGTGGTCTGGATTGGCGGCGAGTTCATGAAGCTCGCGAAGTCGGTGGGCACCTGGCTGCAGCCAGTCGGCCAGGCGCTGTCCAATCTGTGGACGGCATCCCTGAAGGTTGCGGGCGAGTTCTTCGCCGGTGTCGGTCGGCTGGCCCAGGGCATGGTGCGAGCGGTTCGCGCGCCATTCGAGGCCCTCGGCGGCGCGATCCGCGCGCTGCTCAATGGCATCCTGGGCGCCATTGAGCGCTCGGTCAACGGCGCCGTCGACGGGGTTAACACCCTGATCCGCGGCTACAACAAGATCCCGACGGTGCCAGATCTGCCGCTGATCCCGAACATCTCGATCCCACGATTCGCGCAAGGCGGCGTGGTCGACCGACCGACCGTGGCCATGGTCGGCGAAGGCGGGGAGCGAGAGTACATCATCCCCGAGTCGAAGATGGCGGCAGCCTCGGCCCGCTACCTGTCGGGCGCCCGGGGCGGCGGTGTGATCGGGCCCAGCTCGATCAACATCACCACCGGCCCGGTGATGCAGCAGGACGGCCAACGCTGGGTCAGCCTGTCCGACCTTGAGCGAGCGATGCGCCAGACCGAGGCGTCAACCCTGGCGCGCATCCGCACACCGGCCGGTCGCCGCGCGCTGGGAGTGCGCTGATGGCAAGGGCTCAGTCGCAGTTTCTGCGGATCCACGACCCGGCCGGCACGACCTACCACCGCTGGCAGAACTTCTACGCCCACCAAACCGTGGCCTGGTCATCGGTCAGCTGGATCTATCAGGCCTTCACGGCGTCAGGCATCACCTCCGGGGCAACCGGCGATGAGGGCGGGGTGACGATCAGCGCCCCAGCGTCGCCATTGGTCGTCGATGCGCTGCAACGCGCGATCGACAGCGGTTGGCTGTTCACCCTGCAGGTCTACCAGTTCGATGCGTACGACGGCGTCACCGCTCCGCTGGCGGGACAGACGCTGGTCGGCACGTTCACCGGCGAGGTCGTCAACGCTGGCGGCACCCTGACGGAGCTGCAGCTCGAGCTGGGCAGCAGCCTGTCCCCGGTCGGCGCGCAGATCCCGCCGCGGACCATGACCACTAGCCTAATCGGCAAGGGGTGCCGACTATGAGCGCACTGATCGGCAGCGACCCGCTGGCCCTGCAGGCCCTGGAGGAAGGCCTGATCCGCGGCGCCCTCGAGGACGCCGGCGCCCAGGGTGAGAGCCAGCTGGACACCCGGCAGCGTGCCGCCGTGATCGGCGAGCCGGTGCCGATCGTGTTCTGCCGCAGGGTCGGGGACTACGGCGGCGTGCTGATCAGCCCGGCGGCGACTGAGGCCAGGTTCAGCAACGACGCATCGAATGCGGTCACCGCCAGCTACCACCTGGTGCTGAGTGAGGGCCGGATCGGATCGATTCAAGTCCGCGACGTGTTCCAGCGATCGTGCCGCGTCGGCAGCCACAGCCAGACCTACGACCGGCGGGCCGGCACCTGGGACCCGGGCAACTACGTGACAGCGCAGGCCGGTTACACGATGCCGGAATGCCCCTACTACTGCGGATCGGTCGGTCTCTACTCTGGCTTGTCGACGATGTCATTCACTGTGACGGTGCCCAACGGCGTCGACCAGTGGAATCGCCAGGTCCACGCATTCATCCGAGACGGCATGGAGGTGCCGCGGTTGATCGAGGGCACCGTGGGCAGCTCGAACAACTTCGCCGACCTGTACCAGTGGGCGCTGGTGAACTGCTCAAGGCTGCCGGCCGCGATGATCGACACAACCAGCTTGACCGCGGCGGCGACGTTCCTCAGCGCCAACGGGCTGACCTGTGACATCAACATCGGCGACAGCTCCAACCTGGAGGACTTCGCCGCCAACCTGGCCCCGTACTTCCTGCTGACCCAGACCCGCATCGCCGGCCGGCGGGGACTGCGCCCGCTGCTGCCGGTGAACGCGAACGGCACCATCAACAACGGCCCGATCGTCTGGGAGTTCCTGTTCAACGAGGACTACATCCTGCCCGGGTCGTTCGAGCTGACCTACATCCCGCTGGCCGACCGCAAGCCGTTCGCGGTTCAGGCGGTCTGGCGCCAGCAGCTGACCGACGATTTCGGCATCATCAGGACCAGTGAGGTTCGTTACGAGTTTGAGGCGGCAGACGGCCCCTATGAACAGCACGACCTATCGCAGTTCTGCACCCGCGAGAATCACGCGGTCAAGGTCGCGGCCTACATCCGCGCGCGTCGCAAGTGGGTGACGCACACCGCCCGCTGGGTCAGCCGGGCCCAGGCGTTCAACACCCTGCTGGTCCCTGGTGACATCTGCCGCGTCAGGCTGGAGCGCAACGTGGCCGGCATGCCGCCCGGAGCGCACGACTTCCTCTATCAGGTCGACCGGATCACTCAGACGCCAGAGGGTGACGTGCAGATCGAGGCGACTCACCTGCCGATCGACGAGCAGGGCCGGAGCCTGGTCGCGCTGGATGTGGCCGGGACCACCGGCGCCGGGATCCTGCTGACCAGCAACAGGAGCGGCGTGGGGTGCGACGTGAACAGCTCCGGCGATACGAGCGTACCGGCGGAGACGTTCAGGGTGGGGAGCGCGATCGGTGGAGGTCGGGTGCTGCTGGCTCACGATGGGGTCCCGACGCCACCCGGCACGCTGCCGCCTGGCGGGGCGCTACCGAACGACAGCCCCGCGGATGGGCCGGACGAGACCGAGGACAACCCGGGCGACGGGAACGACAGCGGCGAAGGCGGGCCGCTGACAAGAAGTGCCACAACGTGCGCGATTGAGTCCCCGCCATGCACGAACGGGATCTGGACGGTCACGCAGATTGATGGTGCTGGGGATCCGATTCCTGGTACGTCGCTGACCTATGCGAACAGTCTGCCGCTAAATATCAACATCACCAATAAACAGGTGACATTTGAGTGCCTGGATGGAGAGGGCAGCAACTCGCCAGCACTGAAGGGGCCGGACAACTGCAGCGCGACGGACCCAATCCCGCCGCCAAATCCTGCAAGTTACTATGGGTGGAAGGCTCAGTTCTGGTGCGGTGGAGATGTTCACGAAGCTGGCAATATAAACAGCAAAGGGCCTTTCTTTATGGGAGCAACGAGTCCAACAATCGCTTTATATACAGGCTATGGAGTGCCTTCGTTGATGCTGCCGGCTGGGACGGGACTGTGGATTGTCAATAAAAAGATAGATTCTCCAGTTCCATTCCAGGGCACAACCGGCGCGTTTGGCTTTGCATACTGGGACACGCAAAGCAATACCATAATTGGGTATGGTGTCGGCCTGCAGACGACGACGCCATCGCAGCGGTATGCATCAGGCTTCATCTACGGCCACATCTACTTTTACCCAACCCTCGCCGACTACAGCGCAGACAACCCGCAGACCCGCCTGACCTGGTTCGGCAACGTGTAACCCATGGCCACCTTCCCCACCCTGTACCCATCGACGAGGGCTTTCACCCCGGGAGAGTATCCCCACACCCCGTTTCAGTCGCTGTCGAATCGCAACCGGCGAGTGCTGCACTCGAACGCGCTGAACGCGGCCGGCCTGCAACTGACGTTCGTCAGGCTGTCTCAGTCCGACATGCTCGCGGTCCTGGCGCACTACAACGGCCAGCAGGGCGAATTCATCCCGTTCCTTATCCCGTCGTCAATCCTGCAGGGGTTCACCGCCGCCGACTTCCTGCCAGCCGACCACCTGTGGCGTTACGCCAGCCCGCCCGATGTCGTCGACTTCTGCGGCCCCTGCCACGACGTCACCGTTGCCCTGGAATCGGTCGGTGTCGAGTCGCTGGTGGCCGTGGGACTGAGCCTGTCAGTCCTGGTCAGGATCGCTGGCGGCGCCGCAACTGCCAGTAGCATGGCTCCAGCCATGGCGCGCACCGCCACGCTGTCGATGACCGCTGCCCCCGCCACTGGGACTGATGCAGCTGCGATCGGCGCCGAGCTGTCGGTCACCGCCAGCCTGTCAGCAGGCTCGGCAAGCGGTTCGTAACCAACCCTCAACCCTCCCCACCCATGGCCAGCCTCATCTACAACAGCGCCGTCGACGACATGGCCCGCGGCGCCATCGACTTTGATGCCGACACCTTCAAGGTCCTGCTAGTCACCAGCAGCTACACGCCGAACAAGGACACGCACGACAAGCGCGACGACGTGACCAACGAGGCCAGCGGCACTGGCTACACCGCCGGCGGAGTGACGTCGGCCTGCACCGTGACGAAAGACACAGCGAACGACCGGGTCACGCTGCAGTTTGCGTCCGTCTCCTGGGCCAGTTCGACGATCACCGCCCGCGGTGCCGTGATCTACAAGTCCCGCGGCGGGGCCAGTTCGGCCGATGAGCTGGTGGCCTACAACGACTTCGGCGCCGACGTCTCCACCACGGCCGGCACCTTTTCGATTGCAGCCAGCACCATCACGCTGCAGAACTGATGGCCGCGTTCCCGGCGCTGGAGCCCGACGAGCGGTCCTACGACTTCGGCCGCTACCCCCTGTCAACCCAGACCGGCTGGGCCGGCGGGGTGGTGCGGTTTCGCCATGGCACAGCACCGGCCAATCACAGGCTCCGGCTCGGGTTCAGCAACCTCAGCGCAGCGCAGGCCAAACTGATCCGCGACCACTACCGCGGCCAGCGCGGGGGATTCTTCTCGTTCTTCCTGTCGGCCGAGGTCTGGGCCGGGCACGCCAGCCAGACCGACCTGGTGCCCGCCTCGACCACGTGGCGATACGCCGGGCAGCCTGAGGAGTCGCACAAGTCCGGCGGGCTGGTCGACGTTACGCTGGAGCTGGAGGCCGTTGTCTGATGGAGATGGATCCCGACCGCGTCAACCACCTGGACCTGCTGCGAGAGACCGTTGCGATCAGCACGAAGGTCGACCGGTTGATTCAGGATCATGCTGACCTGCGCGAGGCCCTGGGCGCTGAGAACGGGATCTACGCACGCCTGAACCGATTGGAGCAACGCATGGCCCAGGTGGTCATCCTGGCCGTGATCTGCGGGCTGGTGCTGCCGGTGTTCACCACGGTGGTGATCGATCGACTCTGGCCCGCCGCTACCGTGGAGGTGACGGCCGATCCCACCCCATGAACGTCGAGATCCGTGACCTGATGGAGATCATCCTGGCCCTGCATGGCGCGGCCGTGTTGATCGTGAACCTTACCGACACACCGAAGGACGACGACCTGGTGCGCCAGTTCTACCGCGGCATCGAGCTGTTCGCCGGCATCTTCACCCCCCTGGTGAAGCGGTGAGCTGGGCCACCGTCCGTGCGGCCTGCGAGCACGCCGCCCGCACCGGCCGCCTGGAGCCGCACCAGCTGGCGGCCCTGGCGGCCCTCGATGAAGGCCTGACCGATCCGCAACGCCAGCGGTTCAGCGAGCTGTGGCGCGCCGCCCCGTTGCCGAAGCCGGCCGATGATCCGGCGGTCAAGCTGGCCCTGCCCGTGATCCGGGAGTTTGAGCGCTGCAGGCTTGAGGCCTACCCCGACCCAGAGACCGGCGGCGAACCCTGGACCATCGGATGGGGAAACACCCAGCATTTCGATGGCACCCTGGTCAGGCCCGGCGACACCATCACCCAGGCCGTGGCGGATCAGATGCTGGACAGCTACGTGCGGGATTTCGCCCGGTCCCAGCTGGCCAAGCGCATCCCCGGCTGGGCCCGGCTCACCGCGGGCCAGCAGGCGGCCCTGCTGTCGTTCGGCTACAACGTCGGGGTTGCGTTCTACGGCGCCACGCGATACCAGACAATCACGGCCTGCCTGCGGGACTCCAGGCTGGACGACGTGCCCGCAGCCCTGAGGCTCTACGTCAACCCGGGCGGGCCCAGCGAGGCCGGACTGAGGCGCCGGCGAGAGGCAGAGATCAGGCTATGGGGTGGAGGCCCTGCGAGGTCTGCGGAGAGGGTGCTACAGGTGGCGTATTTCTCGCAGCTCGACAACACCAGCGGTGCGGGCTACCGCGAGTGCTTCAGCAGCTCCTGCGCAATGGTTGCCAACTACTACGGCAGGGTCAAGACAGACGACGACTACAACCTGATCCGCGCCAGGTTCGGCGACAGCACCGATGCCCAGGCCCAGCTGGCGGCGCTGCGTTCCCTGGGCCTAGACGCTCGGTTCGTGACGAATGCCGCGGTGGGGCTGCTCGAGGCCGAGATCCTGGCGGGACGGCCCGTGGCCGTGGGCTGGCTGCACAAGGGGCCGGTGACGGCACCGACGGGCGGTGGGCACTGGACGGTGGCGGTTGGTTTCACCGCTGATGCGATCGTGATGAACGACCCGAACGGCGAAGCCAACATGCTCAACGGGGGCTACGTCAACCACACCGGCGGCGCTGGCGTCAGGTACAGCCGACGGAACTGGCTGCGGCGATGGGAGGCCGACGGGGCTGGGACTGGGTGGGCGGTGCTGGTGCGTCCGACGTGATCTGACGCTGAATCTCCAACACCCGCGCCAATGCCGCTGAATGTGTCAATCATGCGCAGCGGCTGTGTCACAGGCTATCCCCCTCCGGCTCCCCCTCTGTCAGCCGCCGGAACTGCTCCAGCCAGACCACCACCTGCCACCAGTCGGGCGTCTCGCGGCACATGCTGCCGAGGCAGATGCGCCAGAGGACCGAGCCGTCCTGCTGGCGGACCTGGTGGAGGCTGATGGGGAGGGTCATGGCTGGGACGGCAAACGGTGGGTTGATCAGCAGTTGCGCTTCCGTCAGCATGCCGCCGGTGCCGGCTGATGGCGGGTACCAGGTGCCGGTGCGGTTCATGCCGTCACCCCCCGGCGCCCCGGTCGCTTCGGCCGCCGATGCTGCTCCGGCAGCACCTGGCCCTTGATTCGCGCATAGCGTGCGTTGAGCATAGCCCACACATCACAATCTATGAATTCGAAATGCACAGTGCCTTTCTTGAAGGCCTTGA